GTTTCTGACAGAAGTTGAATTTATAGAAGCCGGAATCTCTGCTAACTTCTAATATTCCTCAAGGCTAAAACTCAGCCCGCCTTGTGCGGGCTTTTTCTTGACTTATGCGAACCCAGGATAAGCGCGAGCGGGTTTCTTAAGCATCAACTCAGTGAGAGCCCACACAAGAGCATCCGCGCGGTCAGGGGACCCGGCGCCTTGGTAACCCTCTGTGGTAAACATGGACATCTGCTCTTCCATATCCGTGAACAAACCTACATGACGAACAGTGGAAGGATGACCTTCTCTATCCTCGTAGAGCGCTGCAACAGGCTCAGCTCTAATATGCTTGCCGCGCGACGCATTGACGAGCTTGACTGGAACTTGGTTGTCTTCCTGGCGGATGGTATTTTCAACCATTGCTCCGCCATAGTTCGCTTCAGCAAGCACCTTGTCAGCTTCGTATTGGTGGTACTTCTTAACTACGCGCCCAGCCCAGCCCGCAGGGGAAAGTCTGCACGAAGCATCCTCGAGCACGTAGGCGATGCCATCAACACCAAGCCCAGCAATAACGATGCCTTGATTATCGCCACCGGACCCGTCCGAACCCGAAGGGTCAACAGCTACAACAATGCGAACGAGCTCAGGAACGCTTTCAGGCGCTACTCTACAAGCGTCAATCCTGTCAAGCGGCCATAGCGCGCCAGGAACTTCGCTCTGATAACTGCCTTCCTTGAAACGCTGCCTTTGGCGTTCGGGCAGCGCATCCAGCTCTTCCAGGTAACCGTCAGGAAGGTGCGGATTGTCCGTTGGGTTAAGAACGATGTATGCTCTAGATCCCTCTTTCATCTTCATTCGGTTGTCAGGCCGAATGCCTTCAACGAATTCTCGATACGTCCAATGCGAACGACCAACAGGATTGAGGTCGTAATACATCTTCAGCGCAAGCTGTTGACCGTTTAGCTTCTGGACGTTCTGCGCAAGACGTGTCCGAAGGACGCCAATCGTTTCGTAAACAATCTGGCTACACTCATTCGGAAATATCGTGGCATATTCCTTGCCAAGGATCTTGTCGACACGTTCCTTATCGTCAAGTCCTCCCATCCAGACTTCGGAGTCATTATCGAACAGGACGTATTGATCGGACTTATTTATCTCGTAGTCTACGCCAGGAAAAGCTTCGCGCATCATCGCAGGCCAAGTATCCATCATTACGGACTGGCGCACATCAATGTTATGCAAGCGAGCAATTAAGTGACGTGACGTAGGCGCGGAGAGAGCTCGGACCGCAATCGCGTAACAAAAACCAAATGTCTTACCGCTGCGCGAACCACCATACGCAAGGATATGCCGCGCTGGGCTAGCTGCTAAATCCCGGAGCTGCGTCTGCTTGTCTGTGAGAGAAAATGTCATTTGCCCCTTTTAATAAAAAGCCCCGATACCTTTCGGTACCGGGGCAGGTTGTCCTTGCTTACCTTGGGAGGGCCTAGGCAACGCGGACGCACAGGGAGGAAACTAAGACGACTCCGAAGAGCGACCTCAGCAAAGGCGATACCTGACGCTGGCATCAAGCGGAACAGTTAGAAGCATGTTCAGGCTATGGGTATCGAACGGGCCGGGCGGTCTTCCGGCTCCCTGCATTTCCCCGCTGGCATTTTTAGCGAGGGGCTAGCTCAGTCACAGGTACCCTTGCCAAGGATAAGCGCCAAACCTTGCGCCGCCGTTCGATTTCAGCCTTTCGGCTTTAGAGGTTGGCAGACAAGCCTCACACGCTTGCAATGCGCCCAGGTCGCGACCCCAGACCGGATAGCTGCCAATTCATTCCACCAGCCGCGCCTTGCGCTCGCTTGGTGGGTAGGGTTGGGGAAGGCGCGTCTCCAACTGCCGTTGGCTCGTTGACCTGTCTCGCACGTATCCGTCCTCAAGACCGATACGCCGTCTATCCCCAATTCGTATGCCGCATTAGCGGCGAAATTCAATGCGAAGGTCTGCCTGACGCCTTAACCCGCAGCCTTAATGCGGCCAACACAAGCGGTCCAGTCTTATGCCCTTGGCAGCTAGGGTCGATACAGATAGCTCTCGTCCCTTCGCTTGAAGCTTTTTAGCGGGGCTTCGAACCGTGGAATACTCCTTCGCCGCGAGTAACTCCTAGTCTTTCATCCGCGACTTAGCGATGCGGTACGCCTGCTGATGTTACCAGCACCAGCTTTCCTTCCATCCAGTTGGTATGCAACATCGATCAAACGCTGCCTGAACTTCGGGTGAGGATAGCTTAAAGTCCGATTGCTAGCCTCGTGTGAGACGGATCTCCGTTTCGCAGCATTTCAGCTGCTCTTCAGTCACCTTGTTGCTGTTCTTTGCAACACAAACACCCTAGCGAAAAACTTTTTTGATAGCAAGCACAATTTTTCGCTTGCGTTTGCATCAAAGTTGCCGTAAGGTATTTTTAACAGCAAGGAGAACTAAGATGAAAGATACCTATTGGTCAGTCGACCCTTTTATGAGGAACGGCGATTCAAAGAACGTTGCGGCCGAACGTGCAATGATCAAGTCTGCTGGTTTTAAGATCTATCCCAAGTTCAAAACAGAACAAGAAGCGATAGAATATCAGCAAGAGATTGAAAACGCAACAGGGATCAAATGCGAAGTTTTCTCAGGCACCTTTGTCTAATCGCATCAGTCTCCAAAGCCCAACTGACCCGCCGCAAGGCGGGTTTTATTTGTTCCGCGAACGGATTCTAAAACAGCTTCCACCCTTAGGTGTCGCACGTACTGTCTATTAGTCTCGTTCGCGGATCGCGTGGATTCGGTTTCCCTATCCCGCGAAACTACAGCTCTGCATCCTTGCCCTGGATAACGACCGTTGTTCCGTTGACTTCCTGCTTCTCAACAAGACCAAGATCACGAGCGATGATGCTAGCATTGAGCAGCCCAGCAGCAGCGCCGGAGAACTTCTGCTCGTACATAATGTCTTCGGCCCACTTGATCACAGGCAGGAGATCCTCGCGGACCTTCTTACCGCCCGAACCCGTCTTCCAGTTGTACCAAAGCTGTCGATCCAGACCCAGATATGCGCAACAGCCCATAACAGTGAGCGCGCGCATCTTAGTAACAGTTGTACGTGACGGATAACCCTGGTAGAACGAAACGACTTCCTCTTCAAGCGGGTTGTTCTCCGCCCATTGGAAGTAATCAAGAATCATTTTGTGAAGCTGCTCGGCTGTCTCGATAAGACGCGGCGCTCCTACGGGATTTGATTTCTTCCAAAGCTGTTCGTCGTTCGACATATTCTACTTTACTTCATGATCTTAACCTTCGAGCAACTCGAAGTTCCAATGTAGAGGGTGTCAGACACTCGTCTCCACTACTCTCTATTTGAGAGCATCTTCAGAGACAAGTTGTAATACAAACGCTGAGACAAGTAAAGTCGATAATTGCCAGCCGTAACTTTCAGTAATATCAAGCTTTACTTCACCCGACCCGTTGACGTTCTGAACAATACCTTTGAGACCCTGGAAGGGCCCTTTATCTATGACCACAATTGAGTCTTGCGGAAACTGCTCCTTAATCGTTTGTACTTGGTCCTTGTTCACTGAACTGCCTTCCAACAGCTTGGGGTCGGGCTGAATAGCTTCAATCTCTTTTTCCTCGCAGGTAGCATATCCGCCTTCATTGCGACGCATAATCTTGATGAAGGGAAACGCGCGCTCCAGGTGATTGGCGAACTCAAGCGATCCGCTCCAGCGCACGAACAAGAAGCTCCGTATGATAGGGACTGTTACTTCCTGGCGGTCGCGTTCCCTACCTACTCGGATAGTCATGCGTTGAGTTGGACATCGGATATCGTTCTGTGAGAGCCCCCATCGATCAGACTCGGCAAGCAGATCGTAGAACTGCGGCAAGGTGTCCATAGGGGCGCAGCGGAAGATTAGGAACATAGGAATTCGTCACCCAAGCCAAGGACGCAATAAGAAGACTCAATGCCGAACTGTCCTCCTTGTAAAATATAGGTGATCTTCTTTCGAATGGGTTGAACTTTAGTATCATAAAAGATACCACCCGCGGGTCCTTTATAGATTCTTTGCAACACAAGAATATCGCCCGTCTGAAAGGCACGATCGTTTTTTCTGACTTCGAAAGTTTTGGTACCTGCTTGAACAGCATCAAAGTAGATATCAAGAGTCTTAAGTTCGTGCTCTTTGTTCATTCCTTTTCCTCCGTTGAAACTCTGCCATTTCGCGCAGAGTGATTTCCTTAGCACCCACAGCAACGGCCTTTGCACGCTTGCTTAGCGCAATATCGAAATGTTCGCTATACGTGCCAGCATGTTGAATCCACTTGCGCTGTACGCCGATTAAATCGACCATAGCTAGCAGCTCTTCCGTAGTGTCTGCCATCAGGTGGCTCATCTTCATGCGGCCATATTGACCTATAGGATAGAGATACATGTCGTCAACATAGACGGTCACTCCTTGGATTCCCAGTGTCTACCGTCTAGGCACTTATCCCACCTAGCTTTATAGCATTCTTCCGGTCGAGACTCGTAGTGTGTTTTCTCACCGCTGACTGGATCATAATAGGTCCAGGCAGCTTCCTTGCATCTAGAGTTAAGGCACAAGGCCCCTCTAACTGAGAAAAACCCAGATCTCTTATAGAACTTGCAAGTGATGCACGGGTTGCTCACGCCGCCAATCCTTTCCTAACTTCGGCAGGCAACGTGTCAAGCTCCAAGCGATAGCCCTGTCCCCAGACCGTTGCAATTGTGACGTCGACAAGCGCAAGCTTCTTGCGGAGCTTGCAGATAAAAACATCGATGATCTTGATCTCGGGTGCGTCGTCTGCACGGTCGTAGTAGACGCTGTTGAGTAGCCCCTCCTTGGTACACAGGCCCCCGCGAGCAAGGGAACTCAACAGTCTTGCTTCAACCGCTGTGAGCTTCCACTCATCCGGCCAGGACGAATTGTTAGTTTTCAACAGCCCTTCGAGATATTTGATCTGCTCGCGAAGCTGGTCATTCTCAAGCCGAAGCTCTGCAAGCTCGCTCATGCTGCAACATCCCCAAGCAAGCTTTGCACAACGGAGCGAGCTTCTTTGTCAAGCCCCCATCCAAAGCCGCGTGAGTTGATAATCTCAAAGCCCAAGCGACCAATCTTGCCGCGAAGCAGATTGAGCAATGTTGCAAGCTTGGTGCTATCCGTTTGCTTGTCGCCCCAGACAAACGTCTCAAGATCCTCACGCGATACAATAGGTGCCTTGCTCAAAGCGATGAGCAATTTGCCCTCAATAGTTGTCAGCACGTAGCGATCGCAGATGTCTTCAAGCTTCTGCTCAGGACGCTTATCGAGGGCAGACCTGCCTGCGGGCGGGTCTCCGTTGATTGGAACAGCGTGGGGCTTTGTTGCTTGGAGGGAAATGGGAGCGCGAACTGTTTCCGGCTTCCGCTTAACCGGATTTGTCTCGTCTGCCCAGCTCGGAAGGACTATCTCGATTAAACCTTCGCTAAGCGGACCCCCAAGAAGCTCCCATTGACACCAACGCTTGGGTTCAGCTCGATCAACAAACTGAGGAATGTGGCCAAGCGGGAGCTTGTAGTAATGACCTTCGCTTTTCGGAGATGACTTCTTGTCGAGGACAATTCCAGTCTCTCCGTCACGCTTATAACGAAGCCGCAACAACCCGTGATCATTGCCTTCCCCAAGCATGACTATAATCTCATTAGCCTGAAGATTGGCCTTTCCCACAACAGCTTCGCTGAACGTGATGCTAAGTCTGGCCTTACCTGGACCCCTCTTGCTAAGCGTTGCACCAATCCCACTATTCAACGGGGCAGCTTGCGTCTGTACTTCCAATTGTCTGAATGACATATCATCTTCCCTTTGACATCTTTCTACACTGCTTTACCCAGGCTAGCATGAATTGCAGATCGTGAGCAACATATTCTGTTAACCGACTACAGCCGCCTTGCCAGAAGAGCTCGGTGACAAATTGTCCATTGCCAAGGTATCGATATTGGAGCTGAGGTTGATTGAAGAGCATCATATGTCACCTTTGCGGATGGCAGCGGCGATCTGTTTGCGGTGATTTTGAAACTCAGGCATGTGACCGTAGCGTTTGGCCATGTCTGTTCGCATGTCAGCCTCCGCGATCTTCGCACACCGTTCACGTTCAGCCATGAGAGCATGGGCAATTTGTTCATGAAGTCTACGAGCGAAGGTGTTGGACTTGGGGTAGTACCCAACAAGTTCCTTGGCCTTATCCCAAGCCCACTGCTGGATGTCGTCATGTCTACTCATCACTTCCCCTCCTGTTCGTGGTAGGCGGCAATGATCCTGTATGCTTTCGTTTGCGCCTCGAAAAACATGTCGAAAGCTTCACTGGCGTCGTCATTTTGCGCGTCAACACCAACAATAGCTTTGGCGCATTCTGACAATTCACCTAACGTCTCCGCCATCTGCCGCATCCGCGCCTTGTTGGCTTCGCGCTCGTCGAGGAGGGCGGTTAGATTGGCAGACGTAAGAGTGTGCATCTGCTCCGGACGTTCCGCCAACCACTTCCGCAACTCAGCCGACAGCTTATCCATCTTGTCACTCATGACTGATGCTCCTGTGAGAGAATGGCGCGGATTGCATCCATCTGGACGTAGGTAATCCTTGCTGAGAACTCCATGTTGTCTCGATCAGCCGACTTCCATTTGATGCCAGCTAGCGCCTCCCTGAGTTGTTCCTCTTGGGGGCGGGGAGGGAATGCGTCGGCGAGATACAGCGGCTTGCTGTCGGCCGGTTTTAATGGGTGTGATCCAGCGTCAAGCACAACACGCTCAAGATTTCCGCCCCTCAAGCTTTCGAACCAGTCCGTTTGCCACGCCACCGGCTCGCCCGTTGGCAGGGCGGCGCGGGTGTTCCACATCGCAACCGGAGCAATAACATCAGTACCGGCGCATTCAGTGCACATTGCTGCGCACGTTGCTTGTTCAGTGCCATTGTATTGCAACGTTTTGGCAGGTCCGCCGCAGAATGGGCAAGGCTTCAGCACTTCCTTGTTCAACTCAGTCATCTTAGTCCCCTCATCCTGTCACGCTTAAAACTGCCCAAATGATAAGCAGCAGAAAGACTATAGAGCAAATCAAAATACTTGTCCATATAAATCCTAGGTAGCTTGACGTCTCTATCTTACCCTTTCCCAAGCACCTATCGCATTCGATAGTTATCTCACCAGCTTGAAAATAGCCATGTCCTCCACAGTCTGGGCACGTTGATGTAATAGGTGGTTTGATTCCAGCCCAGCCGTACATTAGTTTGTCTCCTGAGCTTCAAGGGCACAGAATAGGGCGAGAAGGATGGCAAGAGGCGGTGAGCTAGCATCTTCTAAGTACCAATCTGACTTTCCACCGGCGTACAGTACAGCCTGACCGCATGTATCAACTTTTACTCCCCATCCCGGCAGCATCCGCTCCACAAGCTCTAGAGCGGCGTCGATAGAAGCGGTGTAATGCGCAACGATCGAATGGCGTTGCGCCGTGTCCCAGTGATCAACGACATAGCCAAGATCGCCAAGGTTGAACTTTTCAATCGAAAAATCCAACTCCCTATCCGGTCCAGTTGCAGCTTTCAGCCGCTTGATGATGTCGCTGTACTTGCTCATAACTTTGTACCCAGCAACGTTTTCAGTTTCTGAACACCCTCTGTCTGATTATCTACACCAAGCAAATCCCAGAAGTCAGAAAGAGCAGCGGTGCTAGCTTGAGCTGCTAAGCTATCGCTTGAATAACCTTGCGCCCAATGCGGTCGCAGGGATTCAAGAGCTTTGATCTCACGTTCCTGACTTGCAACCTTTTCGCGCAGCCTATCAACTTCATCTTCGGTATAAAAGACAACCTTGCTCATTCGATGTTCTCCAGTTCCTTTGGCGCAGTATGGAGCAAAGACTTAAACATCGCAACATCTTGTTCTTGAGATTTGGAAACGAGCGGACGAAATCTTGATGGATTGAACATAATACCAACAAATCCATTCACACAGATAAAAGGTTTTCCGGAACTACTATAGCCAGTCTTAATTATCTCATAAATTTTTCTAAATTCCGGTCCAGACTTGAGCTCAGATATATTGTTGAACCATACACCTTTCTTGATACAAACCACTTTCGCTCCTAGAACTGCCCAGCTTGGAATACCAGTCATTTTACATCTCCATTTTCCTCTTGATGTATCCCATTTTATCCTATTTTATTTGATTAACTGTATTCATCAAGTTCTGCACCGCTTCTTTTATTTCATCTAACTTCAAAACATCCGTCGCTTTATATGCCTTAAAATCATCTGTAGTCAACTCAACAGTAGACCATCTATGACCACAGTTTCTGCACTCCCTCACCCTCAGCACAGTGCCCACCTTATTCTTCTTGTGATTGACACTCGCATCCGAGTTTGTGTCTATGACCTTACTTCGCGCTCGGCACTTGGGACAGTTCATTTCTTCTTTTCAATTCTTGTTTCTAACTCGTCAACAGCCTTGTTAGCATTGTCATATTCAGAATTGATACCTCCGTACCCTATACCGTATCTAATAGTTGCAAAAAGCTTTACGTAAGACCAATCTTTCATGTCTTCACTTTCGTCGTTATACTTCATTCTATCCTCCTGTCCTTGGTGCCCTGGGTATGTAAGGCTCCGCTTCACTTGGCTTGCCATCAACAGTAACAAGCGCGGTGCCCGATACAA